CAAACTAAACCCGAATGAATTTGCAACGGGCGCAATTGTACTCATTGAACTTGAAAGCTTTTCAAAATCCAATGCGCTTGCGCTTGTCGCTTTCGCTAATACGTCGTTTACCCTTTGTGTTTCGCTAGCATCTAAACCAAAACCTCTAATTGTAGAAGCCGCTACCGTAGCACTTCTAGCCAAATCACTACCTGTTGCAGTTGCTAAATCAAGAGTAGCTTTTTGTGCGTTCATTATTTCTTCTGCACTAAATCCTAATTTAGAGAAATTTAATTGTAATTGACCTACCTGCTCTGCAGTAAAGAATGTTGTTCTACCTAGTTCTTCTGCTGAAGCTGTTAAAGCTTCAAACTCCTGTTCTGTAGCTCCTGAAATAGCATTTACTTTAGCCATAACAAACTCAAACTCAGTAAAAGTAGTGACAACAGCAGATACAGCCCTGTTAACAGTTCTAAAAGCAGTAACAATAACACCAATAGCTGCAGCTCCTTTTATAATTTGTTTAGCCATACCATTAGAAGCCTTGGTAGACTTAGTGGTATTTGTAGTAGATTCTTTTAAATTTTTATTTAAGTTTCTTAATTGAGTAGACTTTTCTTTTATAGCCCTAGAATTTTTTAAATATTGTTTTTCTTGCTTTTTAGAAGTAAACATTCCTGTTTTAGCATACTTTTCAGCTTCTATCTGTTCTTTTCTTAATTTTTTTAATTCATCTTTTAAATCAGCAACTTTTTTAATGTTTTTGATTTCTACTTCTATTGCTACTTTCTTGTTTAATGCCATATCTAACTAATTGTTAATTGTATTACTTTACCTGATAAACCTAATCCTATTTCTCTTTCTACTGAATTATAAATATCTTCTTCTATTTGTTCTATAATGCCTGAACTTTCTGCTCTTGCAAAAGCATAACCTATAAAATTATATCTTCTAGGAGCAACCATTTCTCCTCCTTTGGTTAAATATTGTGACGATAATTGTCTTACAACAGATTCTGCAAATCTTGCTTCTTCTTTAGGATTGTTAAATCTAATTCCTTTTGCTGCTGCCCAACTTTTTATAGTTGCCTCATCTACATCAACACCCATTGATGCACCATCATTTACTATCCACAAATAATCTAAATCAGAAGTTACATCTAAATAAAGATTGCCAAACTGCTCATAAATATCAGAATAAAAAGAATTAAAAAGTTTACCTGTAGCTATATGCTCTTGTTCTTTTAATTCATATTTTAATTCTTTAATAAAGAAGTTTCCAATCTTTTTTAAACCACCAACTATTATAGGATAATTTTCGTTAGCCATATTATTCGTCGTCCTCAATTATGTTATTTACACTTCTTCTTAATACTTGATGAACATTACCATAATCATCTTCAGCTACAATAGGTATTAAAAAATCTTCACCACTTATTGTTACCGTCATATAAACTTCTAGTCCGCTTATATTAGCTATACCCCCATTGCTTATTTGATTTCTTTGTTCTGCCATAATTATATATTTCTAAAGTTTACTCCTGTAGAATTATTCCAACTGCCATCATTTTGATTTAGCGTTGGGTCGTCACTTACAAAACCACCATAACTAATCCACTTAACCAATTCTACTTTTGTAGTTTTATTTGTTAATGGAGCATAGTCGGATATTTTATTTATTCTCCAATAATCACCATCTATATAAATTAATTTTCTTAAATCTAAATTAATAATATCTTTAATTTTTAAATTTACTTGCAAAGTTCTAACTCTTGGATTTTCTTTTACCATTTCTATCATTTGCTTATAATAAGTTTGATACAAGCCATTACCTATGCTATAGGCGCTATAAGTATTGTTTGCATCATCATAATCTCTAACCCATACATTACCATAAGTCAAAACAGGTGAGCTGCTATCATCTCTATTATAAGATGTAGCTTGTGGGAAAGATGTTGATATAACATTAATAGCACTTTGGTCGGCAAATATTCCTTTAAATGTAGAGTCCCAAGTTTGTGCTACTGCATATTTTAGACAAGTTGCTCCTGATAAATCAGGACTATATTTTTTCCAAAATAAAAGTCTTGGCTGAAATTCATATCCCTTGTCAGGCCTTGTAGTGCTGTTTGGAGACAAATATACATCTCCTTCCGCTTCTTGCCATACACAAGCTATATAAGGCTGTGGATTAGGATTAGAAGATATATCTACATCACCTGCATTAAAAGTACCTGCAAAAAATGGGTTTTCATATTCTGATGTTCCTTTTTCAAAAGTGTCATCTAAAGTTTCAAAGTATGGATACTCGTCTTGTATTTCTTTAAAATAATCTATAGACCTTTGTTTTACTTTTGCGTCTTTATCGTCAGACTTATACTTAAAAATTAAATCTCTTTTTAAGCTTGTTTTAATCCAAGTATCTACATAATCTTTACTTCTGTCTACTTTATATGTCCAATCTACAGCTTCTGCTAATGGCTTATAAAAAGAATCAAAAGGCTCAACATATACAACTTTAGCGCTTTCATCAGTAGAAAATTGTAAGTTAAAAGCGTGAGCAACTCCTTTAATAAAATCTATTTGTTTGTATTCTTTATTGATTACATCTTTTAAATTATACGTTTGTCCATAAGCGGTATACTCAGGTTGTAGTTTTATATCATATCTACCATTAGGAACAACACAAGGAGACGTTGCGGTGCAAGCACCTGTAGTTATGTCAATCTCTTGAGAACCATATAAATCTAAATCAAAACTAGCATCATATGAACCACCTGTTGTTGGTAAAATTTTATACTTAAGATGTATTTGCGTTCTTACTATATCACCTTTATTTAGAAAATATCTTGCGTCGTCATTTATTTCATTACCAAAATAATTTCTACCTGTATGTGAAGTAGAATCAGCTTCATATATAATAACTTCAGGAGCAGTTGAGGTTTGTGCTAGTATTCTCCAATGTGACTGCCCTACAGTTTTTACTATTACTCTTAAAACAGATTGAGTTATTGTAATTCTATTGCTATTGTTAAAAACAGGATTTTTATATATGTATCCCATTCTTAAAAAATTAATATTATAAAAACCAAATTCAGGAATAGTATAAGCTCCTGTACTGGCGTTAAAATCTGTTGTGTTTAAAGTATAATCATAATTAGCAGAAGTATTGTTTAGGTTTACAAAATAATTTTGAGTTTTTATAGTTGTCTGATTTGCAACACTATAGCTAAATGTTTTTACAAAAGCACTATTTAAAAAAGAAGATTCTAAAGAGTTAGCATCATATCTGTCTCCTGCATTATTGTATTTAAAATTAGGCAAAGAAAATAATAGTTTCTTAAATATACTACCTTCAACAAAACTAGAAGACACTATATATCCTGCCTGAGCAAATATTTCTTTAAATATGTCATAAACCCAAATACAAGGTCTCCAATCAACTACAGGCTCAGGAGTGTTATATCTATTTGGATTAGTTACACTACCAACATACCCTGTTGAGTTTACAGTAGTTCCTGCGTGTCCTGCATCATAAGCAGTATTTAAAAGTTGTAATGTTTGACTTTCTCCTGTTGGATTAAAATCACCATAAGAAGTTACAGGGTAAACAACAGGACTTGTGCCTGTAGCATCATCTTCGCTAAATGTAGCTACTATACTTGTTTTATTTATCTCTAATCCTGTACCTGTTTTACCATTTAAGTTGTCCCAACCACTACCATTTGTGCCTAAATCTTTTAAAAGTTTTTCATCTATTTTACTCGCCCAACTTATATTATCACCATAAAAAACACAAGAATAATGCTCAGGCTTATCTACACCGCCAATAGCATTTAATTGTAATAGACCTTCTATAGCAAAAATATTATTTACTAATATCCTACAGTTTTTTTTATTTAAAACATTGATTGTACTTGTACTATTAGAAAGATAAACATTCTTATATATTCTATTATTATTTTTTGTTGCAGGTATTTTAAATGTTTTACTAAAGCTACCTTTTCTAGCGTTTATATCTTTAATGTCTGATATAGTAAAAGTAAGAGCTAAAGGAAATTCTGAATGTGATGTAACATCTAGCGTTCCCAATATGCTAGAATCTAAATTTATTGTACCTGCTTCATAGACATAATCTAAGATTTCAATAGTAACTTCTGACATTAATTTCTTTGTGTTTGTACTTTATGTGCTAAAGTATATTCAATATTAAACTTAACTAAACCTGCCTCTTGGTTTAAAGTTTCTACTTCACTATTTGTTATTATAACAGGTATGTATCCTTTTGTAGAAGGTCTTTGATATGGGTTTACAGTATTACCTCTTGCAGTAGCCTCTGTATCCATCTCTATCCAAACATTTGGAGAAGTCATTATTTCTTCTAACCATTCTGCAGTTTGTTTGTTTAAAGGTTCTGTAAATACACTATTGTTTCTTTGTGCTTTTACATTTAAAACTTCTCTACCTCCTTTATATAAATTACCACCTCGCATAGTATTAGAAACATAAGCAGCGTCTGCTAAATCAGTTCCTACTGAGGGTATGTTAGTTTGATTGTCTTGATACCAAGTTCTATCTGCAGATTTAGTTTCTATTGTATCTCTGCTTACAGATAATCCTTCCATCACATCTCTTTTGGCTGTATAGCTATCTACACCGCCTATTCTATTTAGCCAATGAAATCTTACAAAGCCATAAGGTATATTAGCAGTTTCTCTATCTATACTAAAATATCTAAATTCTGTTGCTCTAATAGTTGTTGGATTTGCTTGAACCGAAACATTATCTATTGAACCTACAAAATCACCCCAAGGCGAAACTAAAAAACTAGCCCCTGATGGGTGAATTCCTGTATATGTAATCGCACCTGTAAAAACTCCTGTTGAGGTGTAATTAAAGCCATTATCTGTTTGTCCGATAACAAATCTAACCTGACCTGATGTATAAGAAGTTATTTCAAAAGAATATCTGTATGTTGTTCCTACTTGTAGTGAAGGAGTAGATGTTTGTTTAACACCACCATAAGAATTTGAACCTGTGCTAATTGCTTCACCACCTGATATTGTCCAACCTGTTCCTAAATTCCAATCACTAGCTGACGCAAAATCACCATTTAAAACTAAATTATTTTCTGCATTTATATATTCTAAATGTGTTCTGTAATATGATGTAGAGCTATCTATTTGATTTGTTAAAGCATTACCACCATCATCTTGTGCATTAGCATTAATATAAACAGGAGAAACATTTTGCACACATACTCTATTTTGATTTAATTTAAATACATCTAAATTGCTTACTGTTTCTTTATCTAAATTAGAATTAAAGTCAGACAAGTACATTGTGTTTTGTAATGTACCATTACTTAAATATGTTTCTACTTTTAATCTTAATTTAGTTGTTTGGTCTCCTAAATTTCCCATATTTTTTTGCCACCAATATAACCATTCTGCTTCTTCATCTTCTCTTACTTGTTTTAAAAAAGGAACAGTAGATAATTGTGTAAAGTTTGGACATAAACTCATAAACCCTCTAGCATTACTTGGATTAGCTGCAAATTTTTGAATTATATATTTTGTGTTGTAAAATATATCGTTTTTTTCAAATTGAGCTACAGAGTTTATAACAGCAATTTTGTTAAAAGACAAGCTTACGCCTGCACCTGTTGCTTCTTCAACAGTACCATTAAGTAACAATACTTCAGGAGTAGCAGTTACCCAAATATGTCTATATGTTCCATTTGGAGTTACATTATAAAAACTTATGCCTTGTGTAACATTATCTTGTTTTGTTTCTCCTCCATTCATACCGCCCCACTCAGAGCTTTGCCAAGTACCCTTGTTGATAGGTACTAAGCTATATGATAATAAATCTTGAGATAATTGGCTAATGTCTATAGTAAATCTTTGATAGGCAAGATTGGCTTGACCGTTTGCATAGCTTATGTTTGCTATATCTCTACTTTTTCTTATTGTACCTACTAAATCCCAATCTGCAGAGGTTGCAGGATAAGGAAATTGTGTGCTTGCATACACTCTAAATATAACATTTATTATATCCCCATCACCTGAAGAAAAATTACTAGCAAGAGGCTCTTGGTTTTCATTTAAACCGTCCCAAATAAGTTGGTATCTCATTTGTGTATGCGCACTTTTTAAATTATTTGCTCTCCAATTATAACTCATTGTTGCTAAATTAGAACTATTATCAAAGTCAAAAGGCTGTATTCCTGCCGATATTGTACCATTAAATCCTGCCATAATTAATATATATTGTATTTTTTGTTTAAGTAACTTTTTATTTGCCCTATAGTATAATCGTCTAATGATGCATTAAATATTATAAACTCTTGTAAGTTAGCATTAATAGGTGATGTTGCACCACTTATTGTATATAATGCATCATTGAATGTTGTAGAATTATCATATAAAGACTCTTGGACA